CGGCAAGCAGACTGGCTGTCAGCAGCAAGAGTGCCTTCTTCATTGGATTCCGGCTTTTGTATCTTTGTTGTCAATAATAGGAGGTTTCTTGTTGCCACCTCCGTTGCCGTTGGATTTGCGCTCAATACCAAAGGACGCCATGGCACCAGTAAGAAGGGATGCGACGAACGTATTGTCCATCTTCATCTGTGGAAAAAAGCCAAGGTAGGAGACGGTGAGCAGCGTTGCGCTCCAGAACAACACCATGCATTTGACGATGTCTGCAATGGAAATGCCTTCCTTTTCGTCGTGTTCTTCGTTGTTGGAAGCCATGGCATAACAGAGCTACGCTTATAGCGTACCGCTTTTAGCAAACCATGCTTTTCCTGATCCGACCCATTTTGCTTAGATTCATGCGATCAAAGGGCGTCAAAAATCTGATTGTCGAACTTCTTGAGGCTTATGCCAAGACAACAGACAACACAATTGACGACCAAGTGGTCAAATATGTGAAGCAAAACCTATTTCCAGGCAGCAGAGTTGAGAAGTGACGCCTAGAAGAAATCCAACTGCATTAGCTATTATTGGCTTTTTCCTGCTGGGTTCTGGGCTTGTTCTGGTGATATTTGGCACAGGAACGCTTTTCTACATGGGATACTACGCTGGCAGAAGCACTTGTACTGAGGCAATATCGGATTGACCTGGCTACTTCTAGCTATGGCGCTCACACTACTACCATTTTTCCAGTTTTTTCGTGGTACGCCCCACCAGCTGGCTGCTGTTAAACAGCTTGAAGAGTCCTTGCCGCAAGGCGTATTGGATGAAGACGCAGAATGGTTTGAAGCCTGGCGGGCGAGCGGCATTGAACAACAAGTGTGGGCTCCCTACTATCACCAGCTCGACAACGAAACAGGGCGTGGCTATAGAGAGTGTTTTTCGTCAGCGGCTGCAATGGTCGCCGCTTTTCATAAACGTATTTCAAGTGATGATGCATACATTCAGATACGTGAAGAATTTGGTGACACCACTGAAGTACAAGCGCAAGTTGATGCGTTGAAGTCGTTGGGCCTTGATGCTGAATTTATTACAGATGCAGATGCTGACTTGATAGAAGAAGAGCTTACGGCTGGGAGGCCAGTCATGGTCGCATGGCTCCATCACGGTGACCTGCTACAAGGCCATCCACCAATGGGAATTGGACATTGGTCTCTGCTCGTTGGTTTTAACCGTGATGAATGGATTATGCATGATCCGATGGGTGAGCCGGATATGGAGCATGGCGGTCATGACATCAGAAAATCAGGAGAGTATGTACGTGTCAGTCGTCCTGCGTTCCATCAACGCTGGCAGGTTAACGGACCTAACAGTGGGTGGGCAATGTTGGTCAATGACTAGTTAGTCAGGTAATTCTTGCTGTAGGTCAATAGTTCTACCCTGGACTTCAGCTATTAAACGATTAATTCTTTCTTCAGATGTCCGGCGCATTTCAGCTTTGCCTTCTGTTCTAGCTTTTATAGCCTCCTGCCATTTTTCTTCGTCTTTGGCTACAGCAGCAGCGTATTGTTCTTCTCCAACGCATTTAGCTACATAGTCGTACACTAATTTTCGTACCAGAGCTGATGGTTTGATGTCTTTGGCTTCAGCTTCTTTTATAAAAAGCTCTCCACGGAAGGGTTCAAGAAGAACTTGTATGTAGACACGGTTGCCATGCTTAGTCGCCATCTTCTTTGTAGTATTGAAGTAACGTTACCATGTTATTGAATTATCGACCTTCTTTTTCCAAGCAGTAGACTGAGCCGCCCTGCTATTGGAGCGTTGAGTTCTGGAGCCGGTTCTGACTTCTCTTGCGCCTTCTAAGAACATAGCTGCTCTTTGCAGGTCACCCGTCGTAGAAAGCGTAATGATTTTGTGTAGTCGCTCCAAGATTATCTGCCGTCCTGATTTCGGCTGAGGCATGGCTCATTGCGCTTGCAAGATCTTCGTGCAAGGTTAGCTCGTACCTGTCGGTTAGCACGATCCATTCTTTACTACGGCGAAAAATACTAATATTCACTGTGAATTTTTGAAAATGGTATGCAGCTTTTTGAACTTTTTAATGGGCAAATTTGTCAGTATGCTTACCTCAACATCACAGGACAGGGCATTGATGACTTGTCGCTCCAAATAGTCGATGTTGGCATGGTAAGTAACTTGCTCAACACTTAACGGTTTTTTGTCAAGATCAAAAGACGTGAATCGTGTTATTGCCATAGGGCAACCATCTTCTTTGGTCTGACAATAGTGCAGGTTGACAGGTCTAGGCATTGCTTTTGAGACGGAAGAGTTCGGAAACGACAGTGGCGACAAGGGCTTCGGCTTGTTTCCGATCCAAACCGTAGCCAGAACTGCGACGGACTTTTGTAACAGTTGTATGAAAATCACCAGTAGTGATGCCACGGCTGTTTGGGGGTTGCATAAGGCGTTCTCGTATTAACTGAGATCGGTGAATGCCTTTGTGTTCAGCTTCAATCGACAAACGATCGATTACCTCTTCAGGCAAAAAAGTTTTGACTTGTTTCATGAAAAGAGTTTACTTGCGCTTGGTGCGGCGAGTTGTTTTTGGAGACGCTTTGATACGCGGTTTATCTTTCATTCGTTGAACGGTCTGTTGGTAGCCAGGTGGTTCAGGGATTTTGGCACGGGCCAAAAGCAAAGTCCAATTCACGTCTCACGCGCGTATAGATGTCCAGAGTGTCCAGGGCGCTCCAAAACATAGTGATTGCAATGGATTTGACCCTGGACAGTAGGGGTGGACAGGTTAGATGTGTCCAGCCTCTTCCTCAGAAACCTCAATCTCAACCGCTCCATCAAACAGACCCTGGACACCATGTGATTGTCCAGGGGTAGTGTCCAGGGGTAGATCACGCTCCATGACTGGTTTTATTGGAACGGTGGACACTTCTTTTAACTCTCCGCGTGCGAGAACTGCTGTCCAATTCTTGGATTGAGATGCTTTTGGAACGTTTGAGACGATTAAGCCACGCTTTTCAAGTCTTTGGAGCGATTTGTGGATCGCAGCAGGTTTACCGTCGATCAGCGGATCACAGACAAGATCATCTTTGGTGCGTGACTCGGGGTAGACGACTCGTAGTTTCTGGAGAACACGGTCAGTGACGGAAGCTGGTGAGGTGTTTGTCTCGTCTATCTCAGGGGTGAAGTCAGAGATGGTGAAGGACAGATCGTCTTGCATCTGCATGACCAGTTGAGTGCCCATACGACCAGAACGAGACTTTTCGATGGTTATAAGGCGGCTGTAAGCGCCTACACGGGCTTTCTCTTCGTCTGTTGGCTTGCGTAGCGCCCAGGTCTCGTCAACGGCGTCACGGATCGCTGAGGTGCCTCTAAAGCCACCGTTCTTGTTGGCGTGGTGGACGATAAGGATTGTTGCCTTGGGGAACAGTACACCGTTGTTTTTGGTCAGCCAATAAAGCGGTGTGGCGAAGTCAGACTTGTTCTCGTCAAAGGCTCTACCGCCAGAGCAGCCGATCAGTGAGTCGATGACCACCAGCTTGGGCTCATGCTTTTTCATGAGTTTGATGAACTGGGCGTAGCGTTGTAGCTGCCAGTCAGTTTGGATCATGCAGTCTTTGCTGACCGGAAAATCAACCTCCTGCAGCTGTTCCTTGAGCTGGACTAAAGGCTGATCGCCATTTAGGAGGACGACTGGACCTTGTTGCACTGGAACATGGTTACCCCTGACAACAAAGGGTTTGCCAGTTGCGATGTGCTTAGCAAGAGCCCAGGCGGACATGGATTTACCATCACCACCAGCGCCATAGATCAGAACAACAGACGGATGTGGAAGGATGTCAGGAATAAGATATTCACGCTCTGTCTCAGTTTCCATTAACTCTTTAATGCTCATGATGTCCTTAGCCTCTTCAAAGGAGATCTGATCAACGATCAGCTTTTCAAGGGCAGTTTGGTCTCTATAACCAGCTTGTAGAGCGAGGGTGTTGAGCTTGTAATTGACTTCAGCTGGGTTATCCAACTCTAGAATTTCTTTGGCGCGGCGGATGACCTCCTTGAATTCAAGAGTTGCAGTGCGAACTTCTTGAACTACTCTAGCTTCTGCCGCTTCGATAATCTTTTTTGTGTCTGGCGAACAGCGTTTACGATTCGGTGGTGGATCTTCTCTATCTGCCAACCAAATGAGCGTACCAAGGCCAACGCCGTTACCGTTGAAGGAGTACCAAACTTCTTCGCAAGGGTTGCCTTCTTCCCACTCAGCAGCGTAATCAGGATCATCTTTAGACCATGAAGCCCAAAGATGAAGACCTATATTATTAGGCAGAGCGGAATGGATAGCCATTCCAATTTTGACCCAGTGATCACGAGTGCCTTTACCTTGCGGACTAATAACTGTCAGACATTCAAAGATGATTTGAGCAATTTCATCTTGCGTACGATCAGTGAAATCCAGGTCTTTCTTGTTAATGGTGCGTGGAGGCTGCTTCATTTCTGCCAGCAGCCAATCTGGGGCTGTCGGAATGTTAGATAAATCACCTTCTAAATGATACTCACCTGATTTAGAGACTTTGCCGCCTGGGTAAGCGCCATATACAACGCCTTGGCGTCCCCACAGGATTTCGTAGTCTCCACCATCTTCTTTGCGAAGTCCATGACCTTTTACGTCAGCCCACAGTTCTTCAGGAACGCGGAACAGGTACTTGGCTGCGTTGGCCTTAGTAGATGTAATTATTGGAGCGGGATCAAGTGTGGTGCCCCAAACGTTTAAATATTTAGAGAGGTTGCGGTCAACGTCAAGGATGGCGATACCATTGCCGCGTATACCAGTGAAAACACCAACAGCTTGTAGGTCAGGGTTGCGCTTGATAGCCAGAGCTACATCAGCAGGTCCGAACTTTTGTTCGTAGCTGGCCTCTAAGGGATTTTTACCAGTAGCGCTTTTACCAGAGATCATCTTTGACCCCTTTTTATATATTGGGGCGTAAACAAGTCCCTCCGGAAGGCTGTTGACGAACTCTTGAAATGTCATGTAAGATTGGAATGGAATGCAAAGCAACCCGGGCTACCCACTAACTCCAGGGTAGCTCGGGCCTTTTTTTATCTTACTGCAGGTTGACAGCAGGTCAACAGATTCTTACAATGCAAAAGCGTCATCTCATGACGCGACAACCCAAACGACAACTTACTGTGAAATTTTCCGACAGTTTTCTTGCGACAATCGAAAAGGACAGCGAAAGTTCTTCTTCAGCAGATAATTATCTGCGTTACACAAAGCTTGACCAAGGCAAGCCAGCCAACTTCTGTTTACTTGAGCAAGACCCGCTTGAGTATTGGCTTGTTTGGGGCGTAGCGAAGGAAAACGATTCAATGAAGCCCTTTCGCTTCCTTGAGCAACCAGCTCAGGATGACATCGACCTTGAGCTTGGAGCGGACTACGTTCAGTCGATGAATTATGACAAGACTGCTGTTCGCAAGCCATCTCAATGCTTGACTTGGCCTGTCTACAACTGGGACATCAATAAGGTCCAAGTGCTTGAGGTGTCTCACATCTCATTGGCACGTCAGTTTGCCAAGTACGGCCTGAACAAAAAGTACAGCCGTAATCTGCTGGACTGGGACTTCGAGCTGTCGAAGATCAAGGCAGACATGGTGAAGTACGAGCTACTGATCGTCCCCCGGGATGAGGACGAGCATGATGAGGACGAGATGGAGAAAGCCTGGCGAGCTACGGAGAAGGCTGGTTTTGATCTGAACAGGATCGTGGCCGGTGGTGATCCGTTTAGCGAAGGTTGATACAAGAAAGGGGCCGAAAGGCCCCCTTTTTTTTGTGTGATACTTGACTGGCGTCAGACTGATGCTAGTGTGGCGCTAAGAGCGGGTGACGGCCCGCTCCTAGCTAGTTCACAGAGGCACCCATGAACCAGTCCATGCTACCGATTCATTCTGAAAAAGAGCCAGACTTCAACCCATATCAAGATGTAGAGGTTGGAATTGAATTCATAACGCCGTCTTATGCGGCTGAACTTCAGTCCAACAACTACGAGTTCAACAGGGATTTAATTAAGGCTAACGTCAACGACCTCAAGAAAATGATGGTCGATGGCAGATTTGTGTTGAGTAACGATGCCGTTGTTATCGACAGCGATGGCGTTATGAAGAATGCGCAGCACCGAATGGAAGCTCTGATTCAGTCAGGTACTGGTCAGTGGTTTGTTGTCATGAGGAACGTCTCTCATGATATGGGTTCAATTATTGACACTGGTCGATCCCGTAAGATGGCAGATCGAATCTCTTTTAGCGGAACCAAGATCAGCAGAAAGCAGTGTTCGATCATTCGTCACGCTATGTGTGACATCCAGAGCCCTACCACCGGCGTCATGCAGTATTCAAAAGCATGGCAAGACGACATAGTGAAAGACACCTTTCGACGTTTCAAAGATTATTTTGACTTTTTAGACAGTCAAAAGTTCACAACTACGACCTACAACCCCCTTGCTCTTGGAGCGGGATTGAAGATTTGGGCACATATGAAGGGCGAAGAGTGCGACTACGCGCACGGAATGACAGCAGAGCAGCGTGTAACTCACTGGATTGAAATCGTTACCTATGGGACGCCATCAACGTTGAATTATGTACCAGCACTTGATGGAGCAGCAGCTAAGGTATTTGCCGCTAGACGCGAAAAGAAGGAAGAGAGCCCTGGAGCAGGCTTTTGGAACGATGCGCCATCTCTGCGTAAAAGTGTAAATGGCGCATTCAAGTTCATGAACTGTGAAACGATTGGTAGAAATTTCTATGCGATCACCGTTGATCCATTTAAGCCATTGCGAAAAATGCCTCCAACTAATCCTAAATACATTGTTCCTGAGTGCATTACTGCTCATAAGCTTAGTGAATTTATTTTGGAGGACTGATCAATGCAGTTGATGCACAGAATCTGTATTCAGATCCGTTCAGATCAGCGAGAGCGACTAAAAGCTTTATCTCGTCCTGGTCAGTCAGTCGCATCGTTGATACGGCAAGCGGTAGACGAGTTTTTGGAAAAACAAAGCTAGGGGCCTTGCGCCCCCTCTTTTTTTTAGGTAAGTTAGCTATGGGAAAGAGTATCTAATGACCGTTAAGGCTGATCCACAGAACGTATTGGCCTCTTTACGGCGTTGGCAGTTAGAGCAGGACAATTCAGGCCCATTCAGGGTCTACAGAGACCAAGACGGACAGATTTACCATTCAGT